CGCCCTGATCGGCGTACATGACAGTGCGCGGCGTCGAACCGGGCCGCATCATTCCCGGCTTCGACGTAGTCACGACGTTGCTGAACGCCGTGGTGTCGTTCAGCTCCGATTCGAGCGCGAAACCCTCGATCTCAGCGACCTCACCAGTGACATCGGTCCCCGCGTCAAGCTCCGACCGCGTCGGTGCGCTCGTGACCGCGATCGACTGAACCCAGTAGATGCGAGAAGTCCCGGCGTCGAGGAACCGTGTCGCCGCCGAGAACGGCGGGGCGGTCATGCCGGGATCGCGACGTTCTCAGCCGGCTCGGACGTGATCGAGAACTGCACGTTGACCATCGACGCGTTCGACGCCGCATAGTCGACCGGCGCCGACACGGACCGGACCCGCACGGGCCAGACGGTCATCTTCTGCCCGGCGACGTCACCGCCGTGGAGGATCACGATGAACCCGGCGTCATCCCGGGCGAGCAGGTCACGGATGTCGATCGTGTCGCTGGAGGCGTAGCAGGCGACCGACGTGTCTGGGGGCGTGATGCGCCCCGACACCTGGCTGGTGAACTTCGAACCACCGTCGGGAGTGGCGACGTTGTCCGCGGCCAGTTCCCAACCGGCGGCGTCGGCGACCTCGCCGGTGATGTCGGTGCCTGCGTTGAGCTCGGCCCGGGTCGGCGACGCCTTCGAGGCGATGGTGTCGGCCCAGTAGATTTTCGTGGTCTCGGGCGCGATGTACCGAGTGGACGCGGTCAGCGGTGTCGCAGGCATTACTGCTCCTCAGTGGTTTTGCGGCTGCGCCGCTTCGGTGCCGAATCGCTCGGCTCGGATTCGGTGGCCTGCTCGGATCGGTCCGACTCAGCAGGTTCGGGTTTCGGTGCCTCGGCAGGGGCTTCCTCCCACCCAGCGCCGAGCCGCAGCCCGATGCGCGCCCGGTCGATCTCGATGACCTGATCCGGCGGGAGTGAAGGGTGGCGGAGCTTGACCAGGTCGCTCACGACTTGATCACCTCGATCGTCACCGAAGCGTTCGGCGAGCAGGTGACGAGCGCAAGCCCGGAGTCGGCCTTGTTGCGGTAGAAGTCCGAGACATAGACGTAACGGAACTGGCTGGTCGGGATGCTGATCGACTTGTCCGCGACCGTGTTCCCGTCGACTGTGCCGGGGTTCTGCGTGTCGAGGGTGACCGTGACCGTTCCCGCGTTGGCGTTGATGATGCGCAGGATCGAACCCGGACGGACCTTGTCGCCGCTCGCGCCAGCCGCGGTTGCGGCGGGGTTGAGGCCAGCGGAAGTGACCTGCTCGGTGGTAAGTGTTGCCATTTTTGTTGCTCCTTAACGGAATCCGTGAGCGCGCGCGGTCTCATCCACGGCGCGGTCGCAGGCTTTGATGAACTCGCCGCCCTTGGTGCGCACCGCGGGACGAATGAACGGGCGGCCTTTCTGCGCCACCCACACCTCACGGTTGCCGAACACGGGGTGACGGAAGGACCCGCCGCGGCTGGGGAACTCGAACAGGCGCGCATGCGGCGCTTTGGTCTTCGACACCTTGATCTGCGCACCCGGGTAACGCCGCGACGACGAGACACCGACCGTGATCGCGCCAGGAATCCGCGAGGACCATGAAGCGTTCGCTTTCGCCTGCGACGCAACCGGGCCCGCGGCCTTCTTGAACTCCTTGCCGAGGTTGCGTCCGACACCGTCGCCGATCTTGCGGAGGTCGTTGACGAGCTTCCGGACGTCCTCAGGCGAGGTGTCGGTCATCCGTTCACCCCATTCCCCTGAGTGGACAGATCGGTTACAGTGCGCACATGCCTACGCCCCCAGATTCCCCGGAGCCCGACGAGGACCGACCCGAGGAGGAACCGAAGTACTACGGGATGACCAAACGCGCGCACATCATCACCGCGATCGTCTTCGGCACGGTCTTCTTGTGCTGCTTCGGTGCCGTCCAGGGATGGTTCGGTGAATCCGAGCCTGAGCCCCCGCCGGCCTCGGAGCAAGCGCAGAACATCTGCTACGACGAAGTCCTGAACCAACTCAAGGCCCCGTCGACTGCGGAGCTCGTCTCGATGGCCGCCAGCCCCACCGAAGGAGACACCTGGACAGTGACGGGCTCGGTCGACGCCGAGAATTCGTTCGGGGCGATGCTCCGTAGCGAATTCTCGTGCGAGCTCACCCAGACCGGAGACGGGTGGCGCATCGAATCGGTCAACGTCTCCTAGCGGTCGTAAGCGGTGACTTCGACTGCGAACCGCAGCTGGCCTTCCCAGCCGCCCTCGATCGGGACGACATCGAAGTCCACGACGAGGACCCTGGCTCGCAAGACGTTCGGCACCAGTGGATGCCGCTCCTTGAGCTTCGCTTTGATCGCCTCGTACCGGGTGAAGCACGCCTCCCGCAGTGGCGGTGTCTCCGGGTCCCCCCACGCCACGAACAGCGTCGAGAAGATCCGGTACGTCTCCCGGTCGGTACCGAGACCGTCGGACTGCTCACGGTCGAGATCCGCCTCCACAGCGGGGCCGTTCTCGTCCCACCCGACCGAGACGCCCGCAGTCACGCCGTCGTCGTCGATCTCGTACGGTTCGACGGTTGGGCCGTCGTCCACCCGGTCGTCGGGCAGCGCGGACCGCACCACGTCCACGAGGGCGTCGATGGCGGCGGGGATCGTGCTCATCCGATACCGTCCTGAATGCTGTCTTGCAGTAGTTCCACGGCCCTGCGGGGCACCGAGTAGAAACGGCCGGACTGGTCCTGCACGGTCGAGAAGTCCTCGCTTGCAGGAACCGACGGGCGCCGGGAGTTCCGGGGCCGCTGTGTGTCCCACATGTGCTGGATGATGATCAACGCCGCCCGCGTGACGTTCGCCGGCAACGGCGAATACCCTGCCCGGTACGTGAACCGGAGGGTCCCGCTGACGCTGTAGTCGAGGCGGAGCACGCCGCCCTCGCCGATGTCGAGATCCGCCACAGCGACAGTCGAGCCGGTCCCAACCGTGTCGATTTCCGAAACCGAGATGACCGGGTAATGACGGAGCACGACCGTGTCTCTGCACACCTCATGCGTCTCGGTGTACGTCGTCGGGAACAGCGTCCCGCAGTAGAACGCGCAGATCGAGGTGACCGCTTCGATGAACCCGCGGATCTCCGAGTCCGTACCGTCGTTGGAGATGTTCAAGTGTGTTTTCGTCTCGGCGAGGCTCACGATGTTGTTCAGCTCCGCTTGACGGACGTCGAACACATCCCTGAACGCCGTCTGAGGACCGGTCGTGGACAGCACGAACTGATGACGCCCCGCTTGCACGGTCGGGTAGTCAACGATCACGATCCCCGTGTCGGCAGGCGGCAGCGACACGCTCGGTGTCGCGGTCGTCCCGTCGGGGAGCGTGATCGTCAACGTCGCCGTCGTCGGTGAGGTCAGGGTGCCGTCCGGTGAACGGACGGGCACCCTGATCCGGTAGACGTCACCGAGGTCGATCACTGCTGGGTCTTCCTCGGGCGGCCAGGTCCGCGCTTCTCCGGCTTCGGCGGCTCCGTCACCTCAGGTTCGGGGCCTGCCGTCGTCTCGGCGGGCTTCGGCGTCGCGGTCTCGACCTTGTCCTTCGCGGTCTCGGCCATACCGGAAGCACACAACTGGGCGGCCTCCTCGTCAGGAAGGTCCACAGTCTCGCCGCGGCGCGGCCACGGCTGGCCGTTTCTGGTGCCGGAGAGTTCGACCTTCATCGTCACTCGCATCCGTTCCTCCTAAGAGTGGCTGATCGGCTTGACGCGGGGACCGCCGAGGATGAACGCACAAGCGAACACGCCTCCGGTGGTTGAGCCCGTGGAGGTCGCGACAGCACGCAGATACCGCTGCGTGGGCCGGACACCGACCTCGAACATGGTGTCGTCGTTCGCGGCGACCACCGTCGGCAGTGACCCCTGAATGTTCGCGGCCGCGACGTCCGCCCAGCCGGTCGAACCGTCAGCGGACTCCTGAACGGTGATCGCATGCGACCCGTCGGTGATGACCCCGGTGGTCACCAGTAGCACTGCTTCCTGTGTGCCTCCGCTGACGACCCGGTCGACGGCGGTGCCGTTCGCGGTCCCGTCAGTGCGGGCGATGGGAGACAGCGACTTCTTGACCGCGATCTCGTCGTAGAGACTCATCAGGACGCGCCACCCTGGAACACCTTGATGGCACCGGTCAGGTCGACGAGCGCGGCGTCGGCACGCATGAGCGCCCGGAACGTCACCAGGTCGTTCCCGAACGCGAACTCGTCGGACCGCTCGAACCGGACCCCGCCCGCGAGGCGCACGAAGTACTGCGAGAAGTCCCCGAAGACCACGGACTTCGCGGACAGGCCGACGCTTGCGACGTTCGGGTCGGTCAGGACGGGCTTGCCGAGGATCGTGTCCGGCTGGCCCGCGATCATGC